ACGTTAGGACGTCAGCCAGGGCGGCAGCGTTCACGCGGGCCGAGTGGCGGCGACGGCGGCGCGCGTCGTTTCTATTCTTCTTCTTGCGCATTTTCGGCGGCTCCTTCTGGTGACAAGTCGGCCGGTTGGCCGTACAGTTTGAGCGCTAGCAACTCGCGGAAAGTATCAACGTCGATGCCCAGTGATTCGGATTGTCGTAGCTGCTCCGTTTCCCAGTCTTTACCGTCCTTTGCATATTCGGCCGGGTAACTTGTGAGCCCGGCCTCGAGTCGCGTCTTTTGTGCGCTCGCCTCCTTAACTGGGTCGATCGGCTCCATACCGGGCCAGTTCCATTGGTGCGGTAGGGCGGCCAGTTCGGGCGGAAAGAAGCCGGGAATTAACGCGGCCTCTTGCGTCCAGGCCGCTAGAATTTTGTCAAGGGCGACGCGTTCAAAGTAGGCCCGCTCAACTCTGATGGACTTAAAGTAGATTTGGTGGTCTAGTTTCCCGCTGGCGAAGTTATAGCCCGCTGAGTTACAAGCCGCGACGTTAAACGGCATATTAAGGCATCGTGAAATTTCGTTAACAATTTCCGCCTTAAAGTTTGCGTAGGTCGTGGAGGGGTGTTCGGCTTTCAGTTGCGTGAGATCCCAGCCCTCGGGCATGGTCAGGATGGCCCGCCGGGCGATCGGTACGCGGTCGAGTTTGTCGATAGCTTCGGGCGCGGCGACTACGCCGGATTGTGTGTGAAGAATGGCGGCCATGTCGGCGGCCGTTTCCGCGGCGGCGATTGTCGCCAGGGTGAAGCGGCGGAGCATGGCGAATAACGGTAGGGCCGCGACGATTTCAGAAACGCCGCGAGTCTGGCCGGGCCGGTCGGGTCGGTACAAGTGGACGACGTCGGCCGCCGGGATAACGTCGGCGGAAAAGTTTACGGTCAGGTCGCCGGGGTGCGTTCTCAGGCGGTGGTAACTAACCGGCCGGCCGTAGTCGTCGAGCGTTACGCCGTCGGCTTCATTTCCTGCCAGGCTGGCGGAGGTGTACGGCCTGCCGAATTGTTCGGCTTCGCTTAGGACTAAATCAAGCGTTATCGGGCTGGCATGTTCGGCGGTGACAAAGTGCGCGAACGCTTCGCCGTCGACGGTTTTTGACTGTTTAGCGGTCCATAATTTATCCGCCAGGCGGACTTCATCGGCCCATTCTTGCCAGCGTAGCTCAATCTGGGCGTTAACGTCGCGGTCAGGCGTTAGACATTGGAGCCGCGGCCCGGTTCCGATCGTGTCGTTAGTGAGTGTTAGAACAATTCCGCGGGCGTAGGTATTGTTGGCGACTTCATAGCGGGCGCGCTCGCGTACCGTTTTTCGGACGGTCGAAGAATGCGCTTGATTTGCGCTGAGTTCGTCGGTCCACTTCCAGTGGTTGCTATTCTCGTCCGTCGTTTGTGCCGCATCGAATGAGGCGCGGACGGGCGCGGGGCGGGCCGGCTGGCGGGTTTTTGAGAAAGGCCAGATCAATTGACGGCGTCCCCCGGTTTGAAACGGTTAAAAACCAGGCCCATAGTATCGGCCCCAACGGCGGTATCCGCGTCTAACTTCCGCTTAACGGTTAACATTTGCTCAGGGTCGCGGTTGGTGGCCGATCGGCCGCCGGCGCTCGCTGCTTCTGGTTCACGCGTCACCGTTTCAACTTCAGTGCGGGTAATGTCGGCCATTTGGGGTATTCCTGGGGTTTTCCTGGGGTTTTCCTGGGGTTTTCGTGGGGTTTTCCTGGGGTTTTCGGTGTTTTATGGGTTTTTGGGGGGTGGATTCCTAAGAATACCGCCGCGGGAGAGGCGGGCGGCCGGGGAAATAGAAAGCGGCGGCCAGGCGGTGGTATATATGCCGTCAATGTGAGCCGGGCCGCCGGCCGCGTAGAATTCAGGGCTCAGGGGGGGGGTAAACGAGCCAAACGCGGGGAAATATGGCTTATAGAGGGCCGGAAAACGGGCCAGTTTCAGATTTCGTCACTTTTGGAGGCGCTTTCAGATTTCGTCACTTTTGGAGGCGCTTTCAGATTCCGTCACTTTTGGAGGCGCTTTCAGATTTCGTCACTTTTGGAGGCGGGTGGTGGCCGACGCGTTCCCGCCAGGGTTTCCCGCGTCGCGAAGCGGTGCGCACAGTCCGCGCATTCTCGGCCGCGGCTACGGAAGCCGGGCCGCGGCTCCGTCCAATATACACGGCTAACGGTGCTTCCGCATCGCGGGCAAGCTAGGCCGGTTTTTTCGTTCTTCATTGTTTCTTGGCGGCGAGTGCGGAAAGTTTAACGCGTTTTCGCTTCCGGTCCTCTGGGCCGGTTTCTATGCCGGCCGGCGCGCATCCCAGAACCGACGCGGCAAGGCAGTTGCCAACGTAGCAATCAAATAGGTGATTATCAGGGCTACCGGGCCGCGGTTGCCATTCTAAAACGGTGCGGCCGTTGGCGGTCACTTGTACGGCGTACTCGGCGGCCAGGTTATCGAATAGGACGCGGTGGCCGCGGCTCTTGAAAAACGTCACGGCGCCGGGGTCGCCTACGGCGGTTCTTAATCGCTCCGCGGCCAGTGTTTTGTAATGGTTGGTTTCATAGGTTACGTATGATTGGCGGCGGGCGGTCCCGGCGGGTCGCGGTATACGCCAGTTGGGGCCGATCGCGTCGCCGGGTTTCCGCTTGTACATGTCAAACGGCCGGCTTTTAGCTCCTTGTCCGCGGCCGTGGCTCGGCATCCATACACGGCCGGGCCGCTCAGCACAAACACGGTAGACAATGTCAGCCGCGTCGGCGTATTGGCCATCAATAAAACCACGATCCAGCGGCATAGCGTGGCCGGTTTCTATTTGCTCGCACAGCGCATGTAAGGCGGCATACATGGCGCCCTCGAATCCGGCGCCGTCCTTCGCTGTAAATATCGTATGCCGGGCCGCGGCCAAGGTGTAATAGGTTTTTTTTTGGTCGGGGTAGGTTCCGTAATTGTGGATATGGCCCGTAAAATTTTGCTGCCAGGTCATTTCTAGGAAGAATAACAGCGTTTTTTGAGTGTCAATAAAAGCGGTTCGGTAGGTAGCGTCTGGCGGCAGGGCTCCGCGGGGGTGCGGTCGTTGGCGTGTCTCGAGGTCGGCCGCCGTCGGTATCACAACGTCCGGCTTCGCGTCGTCAAGCGGCTCGTTTTGGTATTCGGCCGCGAAGGTCGCCGGGTCGCGGATTTTTAAATTCATTCCATGCTGTATGGCGCTCAATTCGTCGGGGTTTTTGCGGGCTGGCCAGGCGGCCTTCCCGCCGGCGTCCATTTTCTTCCGGTTCTTCTTATAGAACGCGGTGGCCTGCGATATGCCTAACCCAGCGCGTAGGCTGTCGGCCCGTATTTGTTCGTATTCATCCCAGAGGGCCGTATCGGTCGGCCAGGCGTAGATAAGTTTAGATCGTTTCCCCTGCCAGTCGGGGTGGAGTTGCTGGTCGAGTAGCCGGTCAGCCATGTCGTGCTGGTAAATGACGGTGCAAGGTAGCAAGGCGGCAATTTTAGCGCCGGGGCCGGCCATTCCCAGGATATCGCCGCTGATTGTCGCCTCCCGCGTGTTGCATTGCGACGGGCTGGCCGCGCTTTCGCGTGTTTGCGGGTCGTCGATGATAGCCAGGCTAGGGCGGACGCTACGGCCGCCGGGTAGTGTGTGTTTCATCCCGCGGAGGGCGGCGGTTAGTCCGGCCACGCGGATAATAGAGCCGGCGGCGGCGGAGCCGGCCACTTGTCCGAAGACTATTTCTTCGGCCTTCCAACCGACAAAGGTTTTTCGGCCTTCGCATCTCTGGCCGGAGGCGCGGCGGGCTTCGTTGTCGAGTCCGTGAAAGCTCCACACCTCGGCCGGGTAGTCGGCTAGCAATAGCTCATTTTGTGTGATTTCGCTTTTAATGGCGGCCAGTAGTTTTTGGGCTTTCCCTAGATCGGCGGCTATAAGTGTAACAAACTGATGGCGTCCGGACAGGATAGCCCAAATGGCGGCGCGTTCGCAGAGGGTAGTTTTTCCAGAGCCGCGCGGCATGGCAAAAGCGTACAAGCCGCCGTCGGTCGAGGCTCGATGGATCGTGGCCAGGGCGTCAAGATGGTCCGCGGACCACGCCAGCGGGAAGCTGGCCGGGAAATAGTGCCTGCAGAAATACCGGAAATCTTTATCACCTCGGCGGCGGTTGCGCATGTTGGCCGGCTTCGGTGGCGGGCCGATGTCCTGCGCGGCAAGGGTGCGTTTTTTTATCCACTTATGGGCGCGGTCGACGTTCGCTCGGTAATAGTCGCCAGGCGGAGCGGCGGCGGGCGGGTCGGCGGTGGGGGCGATTGGTCGAAACAACTAGGCCACGCGGTGGGGTCAGGTCTTGCCGGCTATGTCGTAGATAAGTTTAACGGCCTTTAGCGCGTTCGCATAATCGCCAATTGATAACATCTTCTGGTAAATGGTCCTATAGGCTTCGAGCGTCCAACCGCGGATAACTACCGGGTCAGAGCGGCCGGCGTCGTCGAATGTCTGAAGGGCCGCGGCTAGAGTAGCCGGCGGGTCGGCCTCGGGATGTTTGGCGGCGAGCGCCTCACGGATGTCGGTTATGCCGTGGCCGTCTAACATCCAACCACGAACGGCGCCGATTGCTTCCTCAGTGGTTCGCGTGCCAGAATCGGTGGACTTCGTAGCAGTTTGTTTCCGCTGCGAGGTTGCGCGGCTGACGGTCCCAGATTTCGGCGATAATGTCGGCGTGGAAGTCATACAAGTCGGGGTCGTTAGCTAGAGAAAAATTTTCAAACCTTGCGTTGAAATTTATATTCATCGAGGTGTGAATTACGATTTTCCAGTCAGCATTGCTCACAAGGTAGAATTTGGCATGAGTTTTTGCCACGCGGATCGAGTCGGCGCCGAATGTTTCGCGGATACGGTGTGCTAGTTCCGGGTATCGCCGTTGTAGTGAGTCGTCGACTAACCAACGGCAACGGGTTATTTTTTCTGTTTCGCAGAAATCCAATACCGTGGAAATATCGGTGTTTGCCGCCGTCCATGTACTAATTACGACTTCGGCCGGGCCGGTGTATTCTAACACGGCCCGCAAAAGGTCGATAATGGAGAATTGGCCCTTTGTGAAACCGTAAATTTCCAAGTCTTTACCGAAGCCGGCGATTGCCTCGGCTGCCGACGTTATCCGCCTCGCGTCGCGTAGTTCGCGTTTGTGGGTGTTGCGTTTCCGGCGGTGGATATTGGGGGCGTTGAGTTCGGTTAGGTCGGCGGTCGGGTCTGTTTCTTTTTCAAATAGCGGGTTAGGGCGGGCCGTCATTTTCGGGGGTTGTTTTGCTTCCATTTTATTGGCTTCGCTTAAGTAAAACGAACGCCGTCGGGGATCGCGTGGCGTCGTGCGCTAGGCGCGTCATGCTGCTTAATCCCGTCGGGCGTTCTTGTTTGTTTTGATGTCTAGTGGATTTCAATGATTTTTTCGCCATACTTTTCGTTAATGTATTTTACGACTTCATCGCGGGCCGGCGGCGAGGGGCGTTTTTTTGTCGCCGCTAGCGATATCGTTCGAAAGTCGTCGGGGGCGTCGCCTTCGATTCGCCATAATACCGCCCGCTTTCGTTGGCGTTTGAACCATTGTTCCTCGTCGTGCTTATCTAGTAATCGCCCGATTAAGGAATCGTCAGGTTCGTAGGCGTCGGGGAATTGCGTTTTAGCGTGCGCCTCGAATTTTAGGCCGGCCGGTCGGTCTTCCCAGTAGTATTCATTCGGGCCACCCGTTCCGCCGTTCCGGACTTGCCCGGCTTTCTTGCCGTCGATATAGACGTTGGCGGTGAAAGCTGTGGTTTCTTCTGATAAGTGTCTGGCAATTTTAATTGCTTTTAGCGTTACGATCACTTTTCGCTCCTTAAGGTTTTAAAACTAGATAATGTGGTATTTTTCGGCGAGTTTTTCGGCCAAGTGCAGCGCTTTGCTGTTTTTCCCATCGAGGGCGAACGAAACGGCGCGGGATGCGCTGCCGGTGTCGCCGAACCATTCGCGGCGGCCGTCGTGGTTTTCCGGCATAAGCCGCCGTAGTTTAACTTGGATGTTGAGACAATAATCGATAACCGATAGCATATTTTTCTTCCTTCCTACGGGCCGGCCGGGCCGAAGCGGTAGCCGGCGGCGTCGATTTGAACTTTAGAAACTGTGCCAGAATCGTTGTATTCAACGGGGGTCGTAATAACTTCGCAGCCGGTGTAGTAGTGAATGGCATCGGTGGTTAGATCGAGGTCATCGATATCTATCACGGCATCGATCGGAGCCCGCCAGTCGGTCGGATTTGCGACGGCTTCAAACGCCAGGCGGCGGCGGCGGGCTGCTCGCTCGCTGTCCTCCAGTCTGGCGAAGCTGTGTGTTTTCGTTCGGACTGCTTTGCTAGTCATTTTTTGCCTTTCTTGAGGGGTGAAATAGGGGTTAAACTTCTTTCCATTGGCCGGTTTCCCGGTCTACCGTGAATAACCGGCCGCCGTTTTTGTTTTTATATCGTTCTGCGTTATTAACGCTCATAAAAAAATGTTCGGCGGTCGGTGTCGTGACACATAGCGGCGTCGTCGTATGTTTCGCGCTGTATTTGCTAAATGGTTTCGGCCGGGTCTGCGCGGCGGCGGGTTGGGGGCGGGTCATTTTTTCGTTCCGTTTAGGGGCGGCTCATACGTGAAGCCTGCCGCGGTGCGGCTGGTGTCCATTAGTCTATAGCGGGCGTCGGCCAGTGCGTCGTCTTTAGTGTCACCGGACCCAATAACGGCGCCGTTTACTTCAACGTCGAAGGTGTCGGCATCGCCGGCGATTAGGGGATTTGTGCCGACGCGGTACATGGTGAACGGAACCGAACAGAGAACGTAGGCGGTGTTCGGCGCGGTGTCTGGCTTGCCGGGTGTGGCCTTGGTGCAATGGGCGTAGGTCAGGCCGGCGGCGTCGTGTTGGTTGTTTGGCCAGTATTGTCTCACTTTTTTTTCGCTCCGTTTTAGTGGTTTTGTTATCGTGTTGCCGATGTTTCTATTTTATACTATCGGCTGTCTGTGTCAATAGTCTTTAATACAATTAGGCGGGTTTTTTTGGGTTATTTTCCGGCGGTTGCGATGATTACGGCCAGTCGTTCGGCGATTTCCTGGGTACTGCACTCGCCGTAAATATCGGCTTCACGGGTTCCGACGCCATCGGCGGAAATCTTCAAGATATCAAGGTCACTATCCATCGTGTCGTTCCTTTCGTTTTAGTAAATTAGTTTCCCGTCGTGGCGAACGTCGCCACTCAGGGGAACCAACTGGTTCCAAGTAGGTTTCTACTTCCCTTTGTACAACTCGTCGACAGTCAGCCGGTCGCAAAAGTTGCCACCATTCCAAACGCTAACGAAGTCGCTCACCTCATCGCGGGTAATGCGTCCGTGCTTGATCATCTTTCGCACGTACCCCATGGTCCATGTCTCAAAAGGTCGAAGTTCGCCAGTGTCGCTTGTATTGCCTCCGAAAGTATAACCGGAGACATCGCTTTCGCTTTTCATCGTGTCGTTCCTTTCGTTGTTGTCACCGTACTCTAGGCGGACCGTCCACGTGGAACGTTCCGTATTTCACATCCTGAACGATAGGCAAACGGTCGACGATCAGTTCAACGGCCAACACAAACCAGTGATACGTCCGCGCTGCATCTCGCCCGTACTTCTCAAACACAAGCACCTCAACCCCAGCCATCTCCCTTGTCTTGCAGTCTTTCTTCACGAAGCATCTTCGTATCTTGTCGCCGTCTCGCCATCGCAATCTATCAAAACTCGTTGGCGCGTATTCGCTTTTCATCGTGTCGTTCCTTTCGTTTAGAGATTAAACTTTTCCCGAATGTCTTTCGCCTGTTGCATAAGGTCACGAATCTTTTTTTTCGCTCCGTTTTAGTGGTTTTGTTATCGTGTTGCCGATGTTTCTATTTTATACTATCGGCTGTCTGTGTCAATAGTCTTTAATACAATTAGGCGGGTTTTTTTGGGTTTTCTTCGCTCCGTTTTCAAGGTTTCGTTATTGCTTTGCCGATGGTTCTATTTTATACTACACTGTAACGCTCGTCAATTGCATTTTATGGAATCGGGCGATTTTCTTAAACTTTTCAGAGGGTGTTATCATGGTGAAAAACAATAGCGGGGCGGACGTCGCCAGGCGGGGCCGGGTCGGGCGGCCGACGAAACACGCGGAAGGGAACACGCGTTTCTTAGGCGTAACGGTTCCGGCGGTATTGGTCGCGGAGATTGACGAGAAAGCCGCCGCCGCTGGTGTGCCGCGGTCGGACGTTGTCACGGCGGCGATCAGAGAATTTCTAGCGGAGCCGGGCCGGGCGTATCAAACTAAAAAAGGCGGTTAAATAAAATAC